ATTGCCCCCATTGGGCATCAGCTCCCGCATGATCGACTTCACCATGAATCTCATTGACGAATAGATGGCAGTCAGCACCGCAATGACAAGCCCACCGACTGCCGTCCATTCGCCTACGCTCACTTCTTGTTGCCGAAAGCTACATCATTCGGATTAGCCCAACGCGCCAAGACTGGAACGAGTCCAGCGACTAAGCCCATTGCTAAATCCTTGGGATTCTGATTGCCCGTCATCCATACTGCCAACGCACCAGCGATAGAGCTGCGCGCCCATGATGCCAACATTGCTTTAGCTTGATCCATTAGTTCTCTCCTAGCTTCAAGCTCCCGATAAGTGCCGCGACCTTCGCTTCACTTAATTCGATTTCGAAGTGCATTTCATCAATTCTGCCTTTGTAGTCGCCGCCCCATTTTAGCCCGTACTTTTTTGCTAAGGCTCGAATCATTGCAACCTTTTCTGATGGGAATGTGCCGACCTTGCCTAAAGGGTGTTTCGTAGCGTTTAGATCAATGGCTGTTCCCGATGCGTGATTGCTTAGCTTGTCAGTTGAGCCACGTACCATGCGGAATGCATAGCCCCAACAATCAAGCTGCCCTTCATCAACGGGTTCAATCAGTTGGTGAAATTCCTTGCAGAATCCAGCAATCAATGGCGCGACGGCTTTCGCACATCGCACCTTGACCTTTGTTCCCTCGATTGGAACGCTGATGATGTGGATTTCACCTGCATCTTTCGATGCTCTCCATCCATTATGACTAAGCAACTGGCTCATCTGGGAATTTGATTTTCATCGCATCAGCTGATTTTGATGGTAAATCGCGAAGTTGTTGGCGATAAGTAGCCCAAGCCGCTTTATCCCAAGTAGCATCCTCGACCATGCGCCAATCCGACGCTTTGAGCAGGTCATCTCGATATAGACGAATTCTAATCCATCGATATTCATCAGGAATATCAGCTTCTTGAATCCATTCCATTTTCTGTTCTTTCATTATTATGCCTTCCGATAGAAAAAGTTCCAAGCAATACAATCATTTGTAGCATATGTAATTGGTACTGTGTTTTGAAGATATTGAACCTGATTCTGCAAATAAGTTGAATTAGTCAATAAAGATTGCAAATTGAATGTCGTAGCTGGTGATGCATTTTGTAGTGTTACAGCAAAATTATAGATATAACCAGTTGAACTTTGACAAAGTGCCCCAAAGTTCTGTGCTGGTTGTCTGCCATCAACACCAGTTGCAGTACCTAATCCATTTACAGGCAACGACAACTTAAAAACACCCGTGGCTGAAGTGGTACTGCCCCAAATAAATTGGCCTGAATACCAAACCAAATCTCCACTTGTTGAATATCCAACATTTTGGAAAGTGCCGTTACCAATTGTTATCCCTGTCCAAGTCGGTGTGTATGCAGTAATTGTGCCAAATCCGCCACCTGTCGCCCATGATGGAACACCACTTGCAACAGTTAAGACCTGCCCATTTGTTCCAATTCCAAGACGTGTTACCGCACCAGACCCAGTTGCGTAAATTACATCTCCAGCGGTTGTAACTGTTGATTTTGGAATTGCCGCAGTCGCCGTAGTGTTGGCAGTGTTGGCTAAATCATAAGCTGATTTCACTGCCGTCGGTGTTGATGCTAAAACTGATGAAGTTGTCGAAGTTGAATCTGAAAGCTGCACTGAACCCTTTTGGGTTGTCGATGCATCTTGAATTCCGACTGTTACTGCTCCTGCGCTTCCACCACCTGTGATTGGTGATGTTACATTCACCGCGGTGATATCGCCTTGATCATTGGCAATCCAAGTGAAATCCATGTCGGTATTGGAAGTCTTTGACAGGATTTGACCAGTTGTGCCACCTAATAAATCAGCCATTGAAGTGGCAACAGCTTGACCAAAGACTTCGAAGTCTGCTGGTAAATCCGTCACCAAGTCCGTCGATGTCGGCATCTGCCAACTGAACGGGGTTGTTGGATTGCTCATATTTTCTCCTTATGCCACGACTAGGGCATTTGCCCAATCGAGAGTCGGTGTGATTGTGTTCCATTTTTCTACTGGTGCAACGTCTAGCCATTTCATCGCCTGAAGACTGAACGCCACTGGTGAAAGCAATGCCGTCACCGAAACTGAATTGTATCCTGCACGGAATGTCCAGCCCTCAACGAAACCCAGATAAGTTCCAGCAGACATATTCAACGGTAAATTCAGAATCTGAAGTGGAAGACCCATGAAGATGTTGATAAGAGAATTACGATCTGAATCGTCCAATTCTGGATTCGTCAATTCGAAAGTAATCTGGTTAAACATTGGCTGTGGATAAGCACGCAGTGTCAGATAGAACGCGGCTTGGGCATCTGCATCGGCGTGATTCTTTAGCGTTGTTGTAATAATCTGAGCAAGTCGTCCATAGGTATTTATGGACGCTGAATCTTCGAATGGTGTCGTTTCATTGGTTGAGTTAGATCCGTACTTCAGAGTGATTGAATTGCGAACGTCGCCAGCTCTGGTCACGATTGAGATTCCGTTAGATAGAGCTTGCGCAGCTGATAAATCCGTGAATCCATAAGTCGCTAGATATTGGCTACGATGAGTTGAATCGGCATAGCTTATGCGTCCGTAAGCATCTTCATAAATATAACCCAGCCCGCTGGTGGCTAGAGACGAAACAAGTGAATAAATGTCAGTTCTGTCGGCTGTACGAGCTGCAAGGTCGTAATTACCTGGCACGTCAATTTCGCCAAGTCCGACGTTCTGGGCATTCGCCCAAGTCTCTGTTGGATCATAGGTTGCCCACGTTAAAGCCGCTGGCACTTCAGACCAGTTATTGAGTAATAAATCCCGCAAGATATGCAGAATCTGAGTTCCGTCGTGAGCTGATGCCAGCGTTCCATCAGTCAAAGCTTTTGGAAGTCTAGATAAAGCTCCCAGAGCAATGATTGAAATCGTCTGATTGATTCCGATGTTTCCAGTGGCACTGACCGCAATAGTGCAATCGGTAATCGTCCCACCAAAGATTGGCGTGAAAGTTGCAGTCGAATCTTGCAATTCAATCGTGACTGAATCATTTATCTGAATATCGACGGTAGTCTGTTCAAGATTTATCAGCTGAAGATTGATGTAGCCCGCATTGGCTTGCTCATAGATATTGACGCGCCCTGAAGTAATGGTCAGATTGGCTAAGGCGAAATTCGTGTAAATCGTGCCATCAATGGTTACACGCCAGACTGGATTCCAGAGCGTCATAGATAGACCAGATTGGCTGCACCATTCGTGCCGCGATTAGTTGAGTTATTGAGAACATCAGTGACCGCACGTGCAGCGGCTTCTGTGTCAGCCACCACAGCATTAAAGTATTGATTGACCACGGTAGCCGTTGAAAGGCCACCAGTTGCAGCCAAGCGTGCAGCAGCTGCCGCATCTCTAGCAGCGTTAAGTGCATCGGTTTCAGCCTTTAATTGTTCACGTCTCAGAATTGCAGCTTGCATAGCTGGTGAATATGCATCAAGTGGCGCGCCTGTATAAGTCGGCGAACCTGCGCTTGGATTGAATCCACCACCAGTTGTCATCCCACCACCTGAATCAACGACCAACGCTCCAGAATCGGTTGCGCTAGATCCTGAAACTGTCAATGATTTAGAATTGCCAGAATCACCGAAAAAGAATCGAGTGACTGGGTTATCTTTAATATAATTGACGAATTCTTTAATCTTGCTCACTGTCGAGCTGATAAATCCGACTAACTTTGAGAATCCAGTAACCAAGCCAGCCACAATACTTCCAATAGCTTGCAAGGCTATCTTGAATGCACCGCCTAGTAATGGAGCTAGGTCATTCTTGATAAACTTCCAGATAGCGTAAAGGAAGTCATAGAATGGTTGCAATTCGTCAGAGTTAGCAGCCACGGCTTTTTTGATGGTATTGAATGCAGACGACAAGCCTTCCAGTATTGGCTTTACGATTGATGAAATTGCTGGGATGACTTCATCGATTAAGAAACTCCACCACTTCGTAAGGACTGGCAATAGATCATCGCGGATGACTTTGAAAATTGTGGCAAAGGCTGGGCCGAGCGTTTTGCCTAAACTATCTGAGAATGCAGTGATTGCAGGAATTCCCTTATTAACGAAATTATCCAGCAACGGAGTCAATGCATTAAGAACATATCCACCGACTGTCTCTTTGGCTTCATCGAATGCCTCTGATAGACGAGCCATCTTGCCCTGAAACGTGTCAGCTTTAGCAGTAGCTTGACCACCGAAAGTGGTTGCGAGAGTTTGCGTTACATCATCCATGGACATCGTTTTTAGCTGCGCAGCTGATAATCCGACACCTAGCTTGGCTAACGCGCCAGAATTGCCCTCGTAAGCTTTACCAAGGGCATTAGAAACGGCTTCGAGTGACTTACCTGAACCCGCAGCAATATCGAGAGCTAGTGATTGAAGCTTCTGAGCTTCGCTGACATCTTTAGTGGCTCTGAGCAATCTCTCTAGAGATGGACGAAGCTGAGTGTCCGAGACCCCGAAAAGTAATTGATTTTTCGTTATCTGATTTTCGACAGCTGAAATCTGGTCATTGGTTGCACCTGTTAAATTGCCAAGTGTCTTCGCAAGTGATGCCTGAGCAGCTTCATCGGCAATCGCTGACTTAACGCCATCGATGAGCAGTTTGCCAGCGTAAAGAGCAGCGGCAGCACCAGCTGCGGCGAATGCCAGACCAGCCTTCTTGCTGAAATCGCCAAGCTTTGAGCTGGAATTTTCCACATCAGCATTCGCAGCTTTGAGTGATTTGTTGAGATTATCAACGTCTCCAAGAATGGAGAGTTTTAGCGTTCTAGATCCAGTAGCCATTTAATCCCATTCTTTCAATATACGACTGAACGCATTTTCCCACTGGTTGATGATGTAAGGCTGTTCGGCACGCAGAGTTGGATAAATAAACCATCCACGTGATCCGCGGCCTTCTTTTCCAGACCAGACTGGGAATTGCTTAAATTTGTTGGATCCAAATTCATAACCGCCCCAGAGCATTTGAGTCGTACCACCACCAGATAATTTCTGCGATGCAAAGCCGTAAGAGATTTCACCAGTCTTGGCAGACTTAGAAACTCTAGATCCAGCGGCAATCATCGGCGCGACTTTGTTATTTGCACCCGCAGCCGTTGCGCCAATCTTGCCTTGAAGATAAGTCGCCAGAGCGTTCGATTCTTTTTTAGCCGATGCCGTAGCTTCTTCGTCCATTGCTTTGAAAGCTTTGTAAATAGCGCGCAAATCGGACTTATCGTAAGCGATTAAATCCTCAGCCATTGCGCTTCTCCAGTATCTCCATGACGGTCATGATGTCGTCAGCAGTTTCGAAAGATTTTGGATCTAGACCAGTTTCAATGGCTAAATCCCAGACCAAGCGACTTAGGCTTCCGACGGGATAACTTTTGGGCTTTCAAGCTCACCCACTGAAATGTCTGCCACTGTTTCGCACCAGACTTCGAATGGCTTGACTGGCTTGCCCGCAGCTTCTCTTTTCATGGCGTGATAAGCCAGAAACATCAGATCACTGATTCCAAGCTTCTCTTGAACCTGTTGAATTGTGTTACCTGTCTTTTGTTCCCATTTCATCCATTCAGGTGGAAGTGCCACGTGTGTGACACTTTCGCCCGACGAATGTTCAATGTTTATTGCTAGTTTCATACTCCCGATTCCCTTCGATTAGTCCAGTGCTGGAGTTGTTACGCAAGTGAATGAAAGTGATGCAGTCAATGCATCTGGTGCAGTTCCACCTAAGTCTGGGAAGATTGGCTGAACGCTGAACACATAAGCCACGCCTGCGACTGTGAAAGTCACTGGAAGTGGTGTGTTAGGAGCTGATGCAGCTGCATCCCATAGAGCTTCGCAAAGTGATGAAACAGCACCGAAGTCCTGCAACATGTTCACT